CGCTCTTTTCACGCCTTCCTGAATTCCCTGATCCTGAATGTGAATCAGATCAAGAGTGTTCTGCAATGCGTGATTGCTCTCACCAAAGAAATCATTCTTATATTGATACTTAGTCATGATTCCGCAGTATTCAAGCTCAATAGCCGCCCTTGTTCCGTTACCAAACTCATATCGGAGATAAGGAACACCGTTATACTGCACAATCTCACATCTGGAAGGAAGCGGAGTATAAATGCCGCTCGGCTGGCCGTACTGATCATAAACAGGACAGATGAAAGCAGTGTTATGCACATCAAGCAAAGTTGAAAGTCGATATTGGAATTGACTCCAGGTCTGGAACTCGTTCGGCCCATTTTTCAACTTTGTCTGAAGTGATGGTCTTGCCGCTCCATAAGTCTCGACCTTAAGTTTACTCATATGTGTTGCTCTCGCATTTATCGCAGACCGGATCAGATCGCTTTCATAGATGCTTCCTTGCCAGTTATGAAAAACCGGAGTATAACCGTCAAGCATCTTGAACGCTTCTGCATAACGCTCCTTTGGCTTCGGCCTGTTACCAAAGAGCCAATCAAACATCCCCATTGAACCACCTCAATTATTTTTCAACTGTTCACCGTACTCGGCAAACCACTTCTGACGCACACACATTGCGTCTAGCAGAGCTGCGCAACCGTCAATGTGAACGGACGGATTCAGCTTCACCAGTTTCCCCCGGCCCCGCTCAACGGACATTTTGATTGCCGAATTCAGCAAGTGCATTTTCAGCAGATCGTTGTCACCTATGTGAATCTTGTTATCTTCAAGCAGGCCCTGCGTTTCCTGAATCACGCCGTGAAGGTTATCGCCCTGGAAAATATCGTCACAGTGAAAACCGTACTGCTTCAACTGTTGCGTCAGATAGTCTGCTGAATATCTGTCGTACCCTATTTGAAGCGGGAAAATCTGATACTGTTCAACCAGTTCGCAAAACCAGTTATAACAATCGTTGTAATCAACGAAATTGTCACCTGACGGAAACAGAAGGCCGCGCTGAATATAAATCTTGTAGGGAACGCCGTCACGCTGTTCGGCTTCGTCAATCTTTTCTGACGGCAACCAGAACCGCGCGAAAACGTAAAGTTCGTCGTCTTTTTCGATCACAACGACAGCGGCAGTCAAGTCGCGCGTCTGTGAAAGGTCAATGCCGCCCACGCAATAGGAATTGCGGAAATCTTCAAGCTGCAGCTGCTCGCCGCAGGCCCTTTCGACTACTTGCGCAGGCAACCATGCAAGCGAAGAATTCTGCTTCAGACAGCAATACTTTGTTATGAACTCGGCTTTCTTGCTCAAAGAACCTTCAGCAACAGCAATTTCTTCAAGCATATAGTCAACAGAAACCGAAACCCCTAAATTCGGGTTTGATTTCCGCAGTTCGTTTATATCGTTCCACTTGTCAATGTCATCAATCATGTACAAAAAAGGCAACAGCTTCTTTTCTTTGCTGTCACCCAAAAGGAAACGTGTGGAACGCTTGACGGCCTCGTCAAAAATGGAATCGTTAACATAGCCTGACGTTGTGCAAGACAGAATCAAGCCTTCGGGCCTTGCTCCCATGCCGCTTTTAAGCACTTCATATTGCTTCAGGCCCTTGTCACCTTCCCACGCTGCGATTTCATCGCAGATCGCAAGAGAAGGGTTAAAACCATCAGACTTCTTTGCGCTGAATGCAATCTTCTTAACATTGCTGTTCGTTCCCGGAATTGCAATGTCCGACTGTCTGCGCCGCGCGTGGTTGGAATCATCGTGAATCTTCTTGTTGTGTTCGTCACGTTCGGCTTTCAGTTCTTCTTCGGCCTGCCATTCAGGGTCAAGCTGAATCATTTGCCAGATGTTGTTATAAACAATGTCGGCCTGATCCAACTTCGGCGCGATGCAGAAAACCTTTGCACCAAAACCGCCGTCAACCATGAACATATATTTGCCGATGCCTGACGCAAACAAAGACTTGCCGTTTTTCCTTGCTACGACAAGAAGAACTTCACGAAACTGCCGATAGCCGTTCTGATCAACGATTCCAAACACAGCGGACAGAAAAGCCTTCTGCCAAAGTTCAAGTTTGATTGCCCCCGGCGCAAGCGGCCCTTCTGTGTGGAAACAATGCGCTTCAAACCAGTCAACCGCCCTGTTTGCTTTCTGCTGATCGAAGAAAAACGCTTTTGTTTCAAGTCCGTTGACCAAATATTCATAGAGAAGCGTTATCCACTTGCCAACGGTCACAGAACCATTTTTAATTTGCTGATAGTATGCGAAAATATAGTTATCTTCGCTTTGTTTGACTTTTCTTCGTGGCATATCTCTCGCAATCGGCTTTTCTCGAGTTCCCACACCGGTGTCCCATCGGATTGCTTCAAAAAATTTGAAGGAGGGCATAGCTCATCAAAATACCGCCTTGAATTACAAAGCCTGTGAGCCAGTCTAACATTATCCCACGCATCTTCCCCACCTTCACAGATTGGAACAACATGATCAACGCTTGGATAATTGTCTCCGCAGATAATTACACCATCTCTTGTAATGTAATCATTCAGATCACACAGTCCACCGCAGATCCAACACACACCACCGTCACGTTTATATAACCGTCTTGCAGTTATCCCTTTATCAATTCGCTTTTCCTTTGGTATCCGGTTATCCTTACGCACCGACATGACCCGGTTGTTTCGTTTCTTACTGCATTCAGGCGAACAACACAATTGGTGTTTCCTTCTTGTCACAAAGATCTTTCCGCATTCTTCGCATTCAACTTGATAATTGCTTAGAAACATTTCAAGATCTTTTTCTCTTTGCCTTTGCTTCCTCTCTTCGGCAAGCTTTTCCCTTTTGGCTTTTTGTTCCGCTTCCTTTGCAAGCTTTTCACAGTTCCGGCATCTTATCTTCATGCCTTTCCTGATGGTTACCATTGAAGCATCGAACACAGAACTGCACACATTACACCGGATATTTACATGATGGTCACAATCTATATATCCGCTATCATAAGAAAAACCGAAAGGCAAAAAGCGTTCCACATAGTCACGCTTCTCGTCTTCGGTTTCCTTCTTATATTGATTTGTTGTTCCTTCTTTGTAAGTTGCTTTTCTATCGGATCTTTTCCCACCAACACCATACTCTCGGCATATATGTCCAACGCTTATACCAAACATTTCAGCAAGTTGAGCCATGCTATATCCTTGGTTCCTCAACTCAACAATTTCTTGATTTCTCTTTTTTCTTGCCTGTTTTCCAATTTCGTGCGTTTCACATATATGCTTTACTGTGCTTACACTTATATCAAACTTGCAAGCTATTTCACTGTACTCCAAACCAGATAATCTAAGAGCGCATATTTCTTTGTCACGCTCTTCCCTAAGTTCTTTTGGAAGCCTCATATTACTACCGCCTTTCATGTAGTTGCCTTAAAAAAATAATGGCAAGGAAACCGTTAAGGCTTACGGCTTTCGGTAGCTACCCTATCCTTGCCAATATTCACTTGTTAATGTCTGGCTGTTACTCTCCCCAATTCATCTATTTTCCACCGGTTCTGCCTTGCTCCGTGTATTTCTGCATGGCATTCACGGCATACGCATTGGAGATTATCGAATGACAATGTAATTGATGGATCAAGAATGTTTTCCGGTGTCAGTTCTATCTTGTGGTGGACAATCTCTGCAGGAGTGATCAAGCCTTTGGCAAGGCACACTTCACACAGGTTCCGTCTGTACTTCCTGTAAGCATCTCTTGTGTGCTGCCAAGCTTTGGAGCTATAGAACTGCCTTGCATATGGTTTAATAAAAAAGCACCCCCACCTGTGCCGGTTTTCCCATCCATACTTCTGCATAACCCCGAACAGCTGATCATGCAGAAGCTGGACACTGCCAGAATAATTCTTAAAAGGAACCGGCAGCAGAGCAACTGCCATGCGTTGGAAAGGTGACGCATGAGCAATAGGAGGTGAAAGGAACACATAAAGCACTGAAGAAAGAATGAGTGAAAAGAAGAAATGAAGTGTTGCCCTTTTACTGCCGGTTAATGTCAGAATAAAAGAGAAGAGACAAAGGATTGTTCCCTTGCCTCTTATCTCATGTTACACTATAGCACTTATTGAATATAACATTCTATAACATCTTTTGATTTATGATTGGATCAATCGCTTTAAGAGCAGAACCGTGAAGCCTGGTAACTTGCATATAAGAATAACTGATTGTGTTTGCAATCTGATCCCATGTAAAGCCATTGAGGTATCTGTACTTCAGTATGTCACGATACCGCCAATCTTCAAGTTCTTCGATTGCCGTTATGATCTCCAGCCGAATCGCCATCGCCTGAGATACATGTTGATGAATAAGCATATCAAGTTCGGCTAATTCATCATATTTATGAGGATCCTTTGTTGATGATACAGATTCAGTATCCATAGCCGCTGTGATCTTAGTGAGCCGATCATATACATCTTGTCGCTCTTGGAGCAATGAATCAATTCGGTGATCAGCGTTAATGTATCGCCGCAACCATTGTTTAACTGTCATGTTATCAAATCAACTCCATACTCTTCGCGTAATGTGTCAACCAAATCCCAAAGGTTTATCCGACCTTCGGCAGCTTCTTTGGAAAGCTTGTCAAGCCGGTTCCATGCATGTTGAATCTGATCCATATTGAAATCAAAATCATCCTTCAGCACCATCAGAAAGATTGCCATAGCAAGATGAATGGATTCATCACGAATCTTATTCGCATCGGCCCAGCTTAACGGCTTCCGTTTTGGATTGATCTTCTTTGACTTAGTCATGCTTTTCAATGAAGATCAGCGACCGCAACCGCTCAAGTTTCTGTTCCCGGTATTGAGAGATACGATCAAAGATGTCATGGTAAATCACCATCTGATCCAGCGTGATGAACACATCTGCAATCTCTTCTGCAATGTGATCAACGTTATCGGCTCCATCTTTGTTCT